CAACGAAAATGATGTGCTTGTTAAGCCCCGAAAGTGTTCGTGTCATCCATGAAAACTCTGCATTGATACCGCTCCAATCACGGATGGACGGCTGGCGGGTTCCACACTTGTGAGTAATGATGAAGTCCATCATCTTGCCGATGGTATCTACTACAATGGTCTGATAAGCGGACAAGTCCTCTTGAAGAACTTGCTGAACATCGCTCCATGAAGTGACCTGTACCGTGTCTATATTCTCCAAGTGCGCCATGTTCATGCGCTTCACGCCGTTATCGAAGTCCAACAGCAGCGGTTTCGGTGCGCTCAATGCTACCGTACTCTTTCCCATTCCGGCTTGACCGTAAATCATCATCTTCACGGTGGTCGGGATAACTAATTCATTACTTTTCTTAATCAGTGACATAATCGTAAATTTTATAGGGTTATTTGTTCAGATATTTACTCATTTTAAAAGCATTAATAGCGGATTGTATCTCGAACTTGGAATATATGATAGGAGAATTTCTGGATGAGCCTTTTCTTTTCTTATGCACCAATCCTTCTTTCTCTAACTTTTCCAAAAAGTTAGGTTCATACCCAAGTGTCTTTAACCATCTGAACGCTTCTCTTTGCTTGATTTCATCAGATACAGGAGACCGTTTCTTCTCACTGGCAGCTGCACCAAGCTCCGCCATGTCCATGCAGATATTTTTAAATTCAAATAATTCAAGTCTTACCTCCATACCGTCCAGTTCTTTCAATTCGTTCAACTCTCGTTCTTCGTCCCCTTCTCATATCGCCCTGTTCGTGATAGAGCGAAAAAGAAAAGATGCACAACAGGCAGAAAGCAACAGCCGACCTAATAGTAGGTGAAAAGTCCATCGTGAACTTCATACCAGCTATTCTCTCATATAGCATGGTTGCCAGTTCTCTGCCGTTCCTTACGTTCAAAATCTCAAAAGCTCTTTGCAGTTGGTTGTTTATCGTGCTGACCGCTCGGCATTTGAGGTTTGCAATTTCTTTTTTCTCATACCCTTGTGCATACATTCGTGCCGTAATCTCGCATTCAGGTGTAAGTTCATTAAAAACTCTCTTCATAATCGTGTAAGTCAGCTGATTAATAATTGCGAATAACCTCAATATATCCGGCTTCCCTGTTAGTGTCCACCGAATACAAAGTTTGCTTCTTGTCTATTATCCGATCAATCCTTGCCAGCCTGTTAAGATCAGCGGTACACCTGCGAAGCTGTCCGGCAAGTTTGTCGCTAAAGTCAAAGCTGATTCTGTCATTCTTCTTTTTCAGCTTTTTCTTGATTTCTGTTCTTTCTTTCAGTTCTTTTGCCATAAGAGTAAAATTTAATTAATGATTCGTGGATGGTAAGGGAATCGAACCCCTCTCAATCGTGCCAATTGTTTGCGCAACACGAAGCTCTAACCGATAAGCTAACCATCCGATTAAAAAAGGTGCACTATCCTCACGGACGGCACACCCAGTACAAACACAATATAAAACACGAATATCTAATCTATTATCAGAACAATGCTTTTAACCGCGTTCTTGAAATGATCAAACTTCCGGTTCAAATCACTCCAAGATTTATACCATGTATTTTTCTCTTCAGCTAATTTCTCGTTAGCCTCTTCCAGTTCCTGCACACGCCTTACTAAATCTTCATGCGTCATGCCTCTTAATTCTTCCACTGTCATAATCGTATAAATTTAAAATGTCGTTAAAAAGGTAGGAGTCGAACCTACTTCTTGTAAGCTAAATGAATATATAAATTAGAATATAAGTTAATACCAACAATTAATCGCTTACACGCATTCCAACAATGCTACTTCATAAATTACCGCCCAGCTGGTTTACAAGGTGATTGTGCACTCATCCCCATGCGCCTTGTGCCGGATTATAGGACTACCTTTTAGCGGTCTGTTTTAAGTTCTCTATAAGTTATTCTCATGAGCGACACACACCCTACACATATAACACTCATTATAGTGATAGAGAATATTTTCATAGGACTGTAAGTAGTAATAGCCCCGTAAAGCATACCGGCAGCACATATACCAACCAATATAGATAAAACGAATTGGATTGTTTTCATAATCGTATAAATTTAAATAAGTATCTGTACCCTAATCGAATAGCAGAACCTTATTTCAGTTCAGTACAGACTATAAGACCTTTCAGCGATACTTGTGCCTAACCAAGCATACTCATCACGCTAAAGACAAATTGGCGTGCTGAAAGTAAAAATCATTTCAACTTCGTGGCTTTACCACCATCAGACATATACAACCATTCGCCCATTGTCGGCTTATCCTCGGTTGCTATCGGTGTCAATTCCGTTCCACTTGCACCCACCACTATCCACCATCACTGGCTTCGCTTACGTGCCTTCGCAGAAATATATCTTTTTATCGTATCAATATGTCAAAGAACCAATCAATAGCACCCTACCCGATTCTCGCTATCGGTTGCCGTTCAATCCGTCTGTAGGGCTGTCGTGCGTTGCATAATCGTGTATTATGCGTATCGGCTGATACCTTGTACCCGGCATAGAGCATCGTAGTCCATGCCATCATCTTCACAAGTTTCAAAACCTTTTAAGGCATCTTCCAAACTGTCTATCTCATCCGTTATCAACTGGATAGCTTCTTTTTTGCTATCAGCATTGAACATCAGGCAGACAGCCTCTTCATCATTGTTATGGGCAGCCTCTAAATCTTTATAAAGGCTATCCAACTGCTGGTTAATCGTGTAAGCATTCATATCCATATCTTTTATGCGATTGACATCAGATTAGCTTTTTTGAAGCATCTGAATTCTTGGCGTTCAGTATCATAGTAAGTCTGGACGGTATCATTCTTTTTTCTGTTGTCAGTACCAGTGATGGCAGGCATCAGCTTTTCATTTAGTGTACCGTATGCCTCACGAACAGAACCGTCCACTTTTTTGAAGTAGAACTTCACTATCTTCTTCTTCATCTCACCTTTCAGTTTCAAATTAGCCCAAGCGACCTTCATTGCTTCGCTCATGGTGTAGCCATTACGCTTAACGAACTGCCAAGCAAGGCTCATTACTTCGTGTAAAAATTCTCTTGTTCTCATAATCGTGTATTTTAATATGTTTATACTATTTGAAATCTGAATTAATCTTCGTTTCTTTGTATCAGTTTAATTTGATAATGCAAATATACTTTATAATTGTAAAGCAACAAAGAATTGCTTTACAATTATAAAGTATAACAACATTATTTAACTATAAAAGCAGGTTATACCTTATTATAATATGAAGAAAGAAGACAGAAATAGAAATTGGATAGCGTGGATAGCACTTGGATTAAGTGTCATTGCAATATTGCTATGGCTATGCAAATACGAGCCTGTAACATGGACTCTATTCGATTCTATGATTGCTTTTCTTTCTTTCGTTGTAGGAGCATTAGCCGTAATGGTTGGATATAACATTTTTGGGTTAAAAAACGACCTTAAAAATGACATAGAAGAAAAATTACAGGACATAAG